GTTCTGGCGGTGGCGGTGGCGGCAGCGTCATATCTGACACCAGCGGAAACGGCGGAACCGGTACTGGTGGTGACGGCGGTAATGGTGCTAGCGGTAGAGTCATCGTTAAATGCTGGTAAGACTTGAAGTTCATATTTAAACAAACAATTCACACACACCTTGATAATTACTATGATCACCCTTATCCGTCCTGTCCTGTTCAGCTTTCTGAACTCTGACAAAGTAAAACTTCTGATCGTTGACATGCTGACTAAGTTGGCAGAATCAACTGATAATGAAGTTGACGACAAAGCCGTTGAGTTTATTCGTAACGGTCTATTCCCAGCGCCCAAGCTGTAATGCCTGGGTTAGGAGAGCCGCTCGCTCTCCCCTATATGAGCATCCCTGAGGCGCCTGTAATTAGTGCTCCTACCCTTTCCCTACCAAAGGCGGATATACCCTCTTACAAGCCCTTAGTGGTGCCACCTAGCAACCTTCAGCCACCACCCGGCATCAAAGGTTCAAATACAGAAGGTAAGCAACCGGCAAAACAGCCAACTGCGACACCACCTAAAGCACCAGAAGTTAATTACATCAACGTTCCGGTAATCGACAAAGAAGTCCCGGTACCTAGTCAAGAGATTCTGGTCACTGCCGTAAGTACAGCCACTGTCTCAGTTGCGGCCACCCTTACAGCTACTGCAGTTTTCAAACATCTTGTCTCAATCTTTAAGCCCATAGTAAAAACCGCATGGACAAAGATAACCAAAAAAAAGAAGGATTCATCAAGTTCCTCGTCCTCGTCTGGTCAGCCGGACTCTTAACGGCGTCCTATGCCGGATGGATGGAGAAAATGGATCCAACGTATGTCGCATCAATCCTTAGCGGCACACTGGCAACCTTCTCTATTACTCGAGAAAAGAAAGAATGAAACAACTACTAGCACTACTAATATTCGTACCTGCAGTAGCTAATGCTCAAAGCGTGGTTCCTAACTTTACTCAGGGAAGCATGCAATCCACAACTACCACTACCACCAGCATCGACCGCACCATTGAAACAGAGGTGTTAGGTGGCGCTTATTCGTCATGGTCTGGCACAAACGTAACCCCCAGTGGGGATATTCAAAACTCACAAACTACCTATTCAGTGCACACCGCCGGAGATCCCTTTCAACTAGAGATCACGACTCGTGCAGCCGGGAAGATCGAAGACATCACAATTACAGAGGATATAGACATCAACTCTACTACTACGTCCTTGTCTATCTTCTCGCAGTAAGTCCAGTTCATGCTGAAGAGCCTCGCGTGCAGAATACCTCTAATCCTGTTGCCGCTGCTACTGGCAACGTCACAAATCAAGCGGTGCAATTCCAGAACAATGGAGCGCCGAGTAGACAGTATTTCCACGGAAGTAATTCTTGCAACGCCACGACAATGACACTATCGCCCTTCTATATGGGCAATGACACGATTCCAAGGGATCGTGATGGGTATGTCACGAGCAACAACTGGGGTGCACAAGTCAACTTCTCAATACCACTAGATGGTGGGATGGTTGAGCTGTGCAAACAGGTTGCTAGGCGACATGAACAAAGAATGCGGCTCGATTATGAGCTACTTCGCGCAAAGAAATGCACTGAGATCATGAAAGACGGATTTACGTTTAGACCTGGCTCACGTGTAGATCATCTTTGTAGCGATATTGTCCCTATCGTATCAATCAAATAAATGCTAGAAGCAGCCGTAGCGGCATCCATCGCAATTGCTACCGGCGTTGGTGCAGTACTCAATAGACAACAACAACGCCTTTTAGAACTCGACAAGCGTATGGACGACATAGCCCTACGTGTTGCCGAGCGTTATATCACCAAGAATGAGCTGACTGAGGTAGTCAGGAAAATGGAGGGTCACATGATCCGCATTGAAGACAAATTAGACCGTATTGCTAATGGCACACAAAAGAGCTACTGAGGATCAATTTAACGAACTCCACAAACTAGTTACCTCAGAATTTTTAAAGCGAATCAAAGCAGGTGAAGCTACTACACAAGATCTGAAAGCTGCGTGCGACTGGTTGAAGAGTAATGACATCAGCGGAGTTGCTATGGAAGGCAGCCCGTTGGAGAAACTCGCAGCCGTTATCCCGCAAGTAGATCCAGAACTTATCCAATCAAGACTTTATGGCAAAAGGAACTAGTAGAACCGCAGTGTTTTACCAGACCCATCCTAGGTCAGCAAAGAAACATAGCGACGACAATAACTCTGGAAAAGGGGGTAAGTACGCCCACTCCAAGAAATACAAGCGTGACCATATGCGTGCACGCCGTCGCCTGAAGATTGCCAAAGGAATGGATTATGAGAAAAACACTGGTCGGCCACGCCCTCGTGCAGCTAATCGAGGCGACCATACATGACCCCAATCCTCCCAACCCCTGATCATTACCTACATCAATTAATAACCATGACAAGCTCCGAAGCTACCCGTCTCTGGCGTAAAGCCGTCAAGGAACTCTTCGACTGTACATGTGTTTATTGTGGAAAAACTTATGATTTACATGAACTTACTCTTGATCACGTTCGCCCTCGCTCTATGGGTGGCGAAACGATTACAAGCAACATCGTGCCAGCTTGCACCTGTTGCAATCAAAGAAAAGGTAGTGATGAGTGGCAGGGATGGATGAGAACAGAGTTCGGTGTTAACCGACTCCGAGAACACGTGATTAAAAGTCACATCGCATAATTACCGCCGGTCCAGAAGGGCCGGCTTTTTTAATGCAATTAGATATAGGAAGTCGCGCCACAATAAATGGCGTTGATAAAAGGTGGGCTGGTCAAAATTATGGCTGGCAAACACAAGAAAGCTACAACGAACTAGAGCAACAAGGAAAGTTGAGGTGGGATGTCCAATGGATGGACCGCTTCAAACAAAACGTTGAGATAGGAGCGCAAAAAGCTTACGAAACAACAATCAATGAAAGTGACCGCGCACTAATAAAACAAGGTGCTGTTGGTCTAAAGGACGGAGCAATCCGTTTTTTAAATGGCAACGGACTTAATGGCGCTTTTAACGGGTCACTTAATTACGTAAAGACAAGTCTTGAAAATGTAGTCAACGGAAACGGTAAAGGAAACGGCGGTCTAATGAAGACAGCCGAAATGGTTTCTGAAGCTTCATATGACGTCCCTTATGACACAGCTAAATCACTAGGCGCTCCTGAAGAAGTAGCTATTGCAGCTGGTGTCGCTGTATCACTTCTAGAGCCAAGCCCGATAGGAGAAGCAAAAGGAGTTACTGCTGCTAGTGAGTTTATTTCAAAGACAGGTAAGTATGCCGAGAAAGTCGTAGATGCAGCACCGCCAACTACACCAACTCTTCAACCAGTACCAGTTGGTGTCGCTATTCAAGACGGAAGTCTTGTTCTCAAAAAACCTACTAAATCACTTGATAACACGATTAACCCAATTACGGTTAGCCCTGGTTGGCGTGCTAATCCAGATGTAAAAGAAGGTGTTGCAGGTCGAGTTAAAGGTGAACTAACCGAACGTCGGATGCGTCTTGCTGAAATTGAAGCAAACAGAGTCCGGCAAAACGCTCAAGGATCTAAAGGTGCCAACAGAAGGGCCAAGACTTTGACTGATAGAGCAGCCTCAACACTGCCTGATTTGGCTGGTGATGATCCTGTTGCGTACGGACGAAGGGCTTATACCCAACCTGATCCAGACAGACCTGGCTTTGTTATGGACCAACACCACTTGTTTGGAAAAGCTCAGTCTGCTCCATTTGCACAAAAGATGGATGAACTGATTACAGCTGGTGTTGCACATGAAGATGACCTAGTAGCCCTAGCTGAGTGGGGTAAAAAGCTGGAAGCTGTCATGGGTGACCGTTTATCAAACGTACTCAATGCTCCAAAGGCTATTCACGTTGGAGAAGGTGGCATTCACCCCACAATGCGAAAAGCTGGTCTTGAACCAAAGACTAAAGATGTACAGGCACTACTAGCCAATGCCAAGAATGCCGACGACGTAATGGCGGCATTTAACGATTACGTCCTGACTTACGTCAAACCGTCCCAAAAAATGGCACGAGAAATGACGGAAGACTATTTGAAGAGGAAATCCGAGTTCTCAGCACCAGAACAAACAATGATGGAGAACTTCCTAGATGATTTGCGCCGGAGAGGCGCCTAATAGCCTCTAGAACACCACCGAAATACCTTTAAGGTACAAACTATCACATATGCCAACAAGACGCCGTAGAGCGCCTCGTGAGGAGACAAATATTGCAGTTCAACTACAGCAAGATTTCAAACTGTTCCTTCAAGCTTTGTGGGGACAGTTAGATCTCCCTTCACCTACACGAGCACAATATGCAATCGCAGATTATTTACAACACGGTCCCAAGCGTTTACAGATCCAAGCTTTCCGAGGTGTCGGGAAGTCATGGATTACTGGCGCTTTTGTTCTTTGGACTCTGTTTAATAATCCAGAAAAGAAGATCATGATCATCTCGGCCTCTAAAGAACGGGCCGACAACATGTCCATCTTTCTACAAAAACTAATTATTGAAACGCCATGGCTTTCTCATTTACGTCCGATGTCAGACGATGCAAGGTGGTCGAGGATAAGCTTCGATGTGAAGTGCTCTCCTCACCAAGCACCGAGCGTAAAAAGCGTGGGCATCACTGGTCAGCTGACCGGAAGCCGCGCCGATCTCATCGTTCTGGACGACATTGAAGTTCCTGGTAACTCAATGACTGAGTTAATGAGGGAAAAACTCCTTCAACTTTGTACTGAAGCCGAATCAATTCTTACTCCTAAAGATGATAGTCGAATCTTGTTCCTGGGTACTCCTCAGACTGTCTTCACCGTCTATAGAAAACTCGCCGAGCGCAACTATCGCCCTTTTGTGTGGCCAGCACGTTATCCCCGTGATGCCGCTAAATACGAAGGACTCCTATCCCCCCAACTTCAATCCGACATTGATACCGGAGCCGAACCTTGGGACGTAACTGACCCTGATCGATTTGACAGTGAAGACCTAATTGAGCGTGAAGCGGCCATGGGTCGGTCCAACTTCATGCTCCAGTTCATGTTAGATACGAGCCTTAGTGATGCAGAAAAATTCCCACTTAAAATGGCTGACCTTATCATTACTTCCGTTAACCCTGATAAGTGTCCTGAGTCAATCATCTGGTGCTCAGACCCCCAGAACGTCATCAAAGACGCTCCCACTGTCGGTCTACCTGGAGATTATTTCTACGGTCCAATGCAGCTCCAAGGAGATTGGCTCCCTTACTCCGAAACAATCTGCTCAGTTGATCCATCGGGTCGAGGAGCAGATGAGACGACAGCAGCTTATATCTCCCAACACAATGGTTTTCTGTACTTGCATGAGATGCGA